CACACAATCTAAAAATAGTATTTGTGGTTCGTAACTTTGACCAGTTCCTGAAGCAACACCTTTAACTCCCAATTTATCGTCATCAAGATAGGGTATCATTTCCACTTCTGTAATACGCACGGCATTGATTGCATTTTGGCGCTTAGTTGTATTTGGTGCAAATCTAATAGTGTTCTTTTCTAGATGATCGTATGTGGTTTCATCTAACTGTTCACGTGCTGCTTCAATTTGATTAATAAAGTTGGTGCGACTTATAGTTTTCATTTTCATGGTATTATTTATTCTCAGTCTATTACCTACGTATACGTCCAACTAGTTGGATGTGTGATGTGTCTAGATCACCTTTTAACCCATAACAATAGAGACTTCCACCTATATATCTTGGCGCTCCTTCTAATGATGTAATTTTTGTTTCATTGCATATAAAATCACCACCCACATATTTGGGAGCACCTTTAAGTGATGTTATGCGTGTTTGAGAACAAGAAAAATCAGCGCCAACTTCTTTTGGTGCACCTCTAAGTGATGTTATATCCGTTACTCTACACCAAAAACTAGCGCCCACCTCTCTGGGTGCATATTGTAATGAGGTAACTTTTGTACCATTACAGTTAAAAGTACCGCCCACATATTTGGGAGCACCTTCAAGTGAGGTAATTTTTGTGTGATCACAATTAAAATTTCCACTCACATACCTAAATTGAACAGGAATTCGTTTATAATTTGCACTAAGTTCAATATTTCCATCAACATCAACAGATCCATCTAGATTAATTGAATAATTTTCAGGAGATATCCCCAGTCTAGCCATTATTTGGCTAATTTTACTTTGTGTTATTTCAAATAGTTTCATCTGTCATCTTTCCAAAAAACACGACCACCTAATTGAATATGTGATGCGTCTGGTTCACTTGTTATCTTTGTGTTGTAGCAAAATAAATTTCCACCTATTTCTCTAGGTGCTCCTTCTAGTGATGTTATCAACGTAGCAATACATAGAAAATGTTGACCTACATACCTGGGAGCACCCCATAATGTTGTTATTGGGGTTCTATCGCAAGAGAAAGATCCACCTACTTCTCTAGGTGCTCCTTTGAGAGATGTAATTATTGTATTTGAACAATTAAAAGTACCACCTACTTCTCTAGGTGCGTATTGAAGCGAAGTAAATTGTTTTGACATAAAACAATGAAAATTACCACCTACATATCTAGGTGCACCTTTAAGAGATGTTATGTTTGTATAACTACAGTCAAAATCACCACTCACGTAATTGAATTGAATTGGTATTTTTGTATAATCATCTGGTAGTTCGACATCACCATTTACATTAACACCTTCAGGAGTTATTTCATAATTAGTTATATCTAATTCTGCTAATATCTGTTCGATATTAGGTTGGTTTATCTCAAGTAGTTTCATTACTTTTCCAACCACCAAATTTTGGAACATCATGTGCAGCAACTGTTATTTTATGCTTTTTCAGGTATTCACGAACAACATCTTGAAATTCTGGTTTAATTGTTGAGTTGTGGGGACCTTTGAATTGATTGGCATGTTTGCCATTTTTTAGTTCTGCAGTTGCAAACGGCACATTATTACCATCTCTGAAACTGTAAATTGTTGTTTTCTTTGCTTCAACATCACGTCCATATGAAGCAACACAATGTTTCATAATGGTACCTTCAACACTGGCTGCTTTTGCTGTAAGAAGCTGAACCATTGATGTATCACCAATCATATCAAGCACCACATAATCAATGCTTGGTTTTAATGTGTTAACCAATTGCACTGCTTGTTCGTATGATACTTTTTCGGCATTTTGTTTAACCCATGCATGCCATGCAATAGCACGTCTAATAGCATCTGGTACCTGTAATTTATCAATAGTACTAACCATAAAATCAGGTGGCATAATGTTATCATTGCGTTCAGCCTGATTTTGTACATGTGCAATTAGATAATCTTGAAGTTCACCCAAATAGCTCTGTAACCTTTTCAGCCTAAACAATCTACCACCTGAAAATACAACTGCATCAGATGAATTATTCTTCACATAGTCTGGAAATGAATTCATTACTATTTCTGGTGAAAGTAATCCTTCATCGACTAAGTCGGATTCATCTTCTAATAGTTCAGCAATAAACGTTTGAAGGGGCACATAAAATGTGTCTTGAAATTGTCTTTCATCCATAGTTGGAATACAATCGCCAACATCAACAGCACCACGTTTGATCCAATTCTTAAAATTACGTTCAAACCATTGTTTGACTTGGGGTGTTGTTCTTGTGGTGAATATGCTAGTGTTGAGAAATTTAGTTAGAATATCATCAAATGTGTGCAAAATTTCAATTTCATCTCCGTTTGCATCATAGATGATAATGGGTTGTTTGCCAGCATTAACTAAATTGGCTTCAAACAGAAGATAAGAGGTGTCGTTAATGATGTTTATTATTTTCATGGAACGTTCCTATTTTGCGTTATTGTATTTATTTCAAACAATAAAAAAGGGGGCTATACGCCCCCTTTCTCTCACCTCCTTTTAGTAGTTTGGTGGTAGGTTGTGATCTTGTATTAGTACTTCATCCACTTCACCATATTGTGGTAATTGAAGCCTGTAATACTGTTGTATAATAGCATCTCTAGGTACATTTTTGTCTCCCCGATATGCCTGTCGCTCAACCAACAATCCAACTTCACAAGGAAACAAAATAGCAACCACGTGGTATCCGTGGTTATGTGCCATTGTGACATATTGACGACGCACCTTACGAGTTAGATTGGTGTTATCAATGTAAATGTTAACACCTTGTTGTATCAATCTCGTAAATTCTGCCTGAGTGCGCACACTGAATGACTTATCTGCAACTGACCGATCAAATGCTAGTTTGTACAGTTCTTCAGCGCTTCCTTCCTCTTCGTTCACATACCACAACAAACGCAAATCATCCCAGGAATACCTGGCTACATTCGGTGCATCCTCTGCATTAAAATATGCAGAATGTGAAAATGTACTTTTCCCACACCCAGAAGCACCAATAGGGACGAAGAGAGTTTTCGTTTTCGGTGCATTCGCAGCGTTGCGGATGAAATTTGCCCGCTCCTGTGCTAGAAGAAGTTGATACTCTGCTAGCCATTGGCGCACACTAATGAGTTTTCCCTGTTGGTCATCTGCTACCCGACCTATCTGGTCAGCCCACAATACATCTTGAAATGTGTGATCAAACCCAAGTGTTCTTAGATGTGTCTGTGCCAATGCTTGCAGTTTATAGCCCTTACGGATACCCCAAGGAAGATGATGTTCGATCATCCATCCAACTGAATAAACGTCTTGCACAGAAAAATCGAAATTATCCTGGAGCATGTTCCAATGTAACACTGCCCAACTTTCCCAGATTCGTGCACTGAGTAGCTCGTGACCTCCAAAAGATACGTAATCACCTCTATCTTCGGACCATTTCTCTTCTTTAGCCCTCGGCTTCCCAACATCATGAAAAGCACATGCAAATGCACCAAGAAGGGTATTGTGATTGGGCTCTGTTGCACGCGATAGATAGTTAGCCACTACCATATTTGTGTGCACTGCGACGTTTTGCTCACGGTGCCAAGGTGAATTCTCAGTCACATTAACCATATCATCATAATGCGATGTTTGCGTGAAGTCATTGAAATACCAATGAGTGAATCGCGTCATTTTTTCTTGTGCTGTCGCCATCATATCTCCTACAATCAATTCTCTAATTCGATTTATTATCTATGTTTCCAGAAAGATTTTCAAGTACCTTCACTCTGGTGAGCACTGTTTGCTTCCAACCTTGATATTCTTCTAGTTTTTTGATGGTACCAGTGATGTGGTATTCGTGTCCAGGTTCCATATCCGGATCTGAACTAGCAAACCATACCAATGTACGACCTTGCTGATCGATCATTTTAAATAGACGAGTTACACCATAATAGCCATCAATTGCACGCACCCCCATCACCTTCACATTGCATGTGATCTTTTGCTTAGCGTTGCCAGCATATTCATTCAATTTATGCATCTTTTCTTGCAAACGAAGACGTTCCATTGCTTTTTGATAAGCAGCAACCACAGAACACCAATATCCAAACATATTAGTGGGCACGTCTTGTGCATGTGCTAATACTTTTAGATTGTGAATATATTCCGATGTACCTGTATCTTCAAGTACATCCAGCCACTCACGTGCCTTGATTGCTTCCTCCTCGAATTTAGGATTATCAGCATCCAGAGATACTCGCCACCGTTCCCACATCTCGCGCGCACGAGATTCATAAGGAGGCATGAAGTACTTCAACACCTCATCTGCTGTTGCTATTTGATCGTCACCACAAGCGGATCTGGGCACCCATCCTTGTTTGTGGATAACAGCACATGTAACTTGGAGAATACGGTGGTGATCAAAAGCATAATACTGGCTACCACCTCCAAATCCCCACCTCTCCTCATCACTCTCAACAAATTTAAAGAGTCTGTTGATTAAAGATATGATTTTTGAAGGATCATGTCCCATAAAATCTTTCAAGCATTGTCTACCAACCTGTTTGTGTGTGCCATCTTCGTGACGTAGAATGAACGTATCATTGCGCCGACGCCTTACATGACAATGATCGCAGACTGGGTCGTTATTGAAATATTCGGGAGGAACAACTTCGCCTGGAATTGTTTGTACAATTACCTGTCCTGGAATGGTTGTGTGATCCAGCTTTCCAATGAAAGACCACCCAGCTAACTTGGGTGCCACACCCACAAATGCAATTTTGGTATATTTGATGTGAGGAAGATTATCGATTCCATACACATGGACAAGATGTGCATGTTTTGGGGCAACCACCACATCTGTGCCAAGGATATCATATCCTAGCGGTTCACATCCAAGTTTTTCAGCACGTTTGTTGAATTTCGCAAGTTCAGCACAAAAAGCGTCCATACGATCTTCAGCAATTCGATACACGTGGCGGGTGTCTTCAGTCATTTGAATACTCTCTGTTGATTAACGATGAGAGTATTTTACGGCGTCCGTTACCCTAAATCAACAGAACGACATGGGCATACCTTCGTCCTTATCATCATATCCACCTTCCCACCCATCATAGTAGTCACCAGTTGCCCATTGATCAAATTCTTGAGAATTATATAATTTATCGTATGCTTCTTCTTCATACATGGCAATTTCTTCAACTAATCTAGTAACCACCAAAGATGCTGCTATGCAATCATCTGTTGATCCTTTTAAAGCAGAATAAGCACCTTTATTGCGCACATATGTCTTCAACTCTTGCAGGAGAATAGGTGAACGAATGTTCATATTGCCCTTTTCAAGCAATTCTTTAAAATTCACACAGGCTTTCATCTTGGTTTTTGATGTTGTTGTCATGCCACGTTTTTTAGCACCATCTTCTGATATGAATTCAGCTGTTTTGGGTGGTTCTACATCGGCTTCATATAGAGATATTACTCCCTCACCAACACCATTGTTTTCAACAGAGAAATAAACTTGTGCACTAAATCGTTCCAAATATAACAACAAGTTCTTCAATATGTCATATAAATCATTAGTCGACATTGTATTTGAACGATATTCTGCCGCCTGTGTGAGGGATGGAAATTCATAAACAGTAATGACACTAAAATCTTCACCTGTACCAGTTGCTGGATCAACTCCAACAAGATATGTTTTTTTGAATTCTATAGGCAAGAAAAATTTCACATCTTTAATCGTTTTCGCCGGCAAATAATCGTTGAAAATCTTTGTAAGACGTGCCAAATATTGAGAGTTAATAAGTAACGCCTCGGAAGAAAGGAACTCACATTCATACTCTTGTAGCCACTTTCTTTCACCAAGTTTGCCTATCTCTTGTTCTTTAAATTTTTCATCTCTTCCGGGTGGTTCATCCCAGCGCACACGGATAGGAATAAAATTGTTTTTACCAACATTGGCACCACGCCATATTTCGGCAAAAATATCAGCATCACCATTTGGCGTGGATGTCATAATACATGCACCACCTGTTGATAGTGTTGGTGCAATAGAAGTCCAAAATTCTTCTTGAATAGTTGGGTTTACAAATGCAAACTCATCAAGATACAGCAATGAGATAGAATAACCACGACCTGTGTTTGCAGATGTTGCTTGAGATATTATACGAGATCCATTATCAAATCCCAAACTGTGCTTATTCCATCCATCATCTAACACACCTGGCTTGATCCAATGAGGAAGATGTTCATAAGCAAAACGGATGCGCTGAATGAGCTCCATAGCATGTTCATTAGCACGAGATGCTAATAGAACAGTTTTGTCGAAGTTGAAAATAGCATACCATAACACAAATGCTGCTGCAACGGTTGTTTTGCCAGTTTGTCTTGAAGATAGCACAACTGTGTATAAAGATTCACGATAAATCTTAACCATTCTTTCTTGGTAAGGATATAGATTGAACGGCATAACACCTTTGGTTGGATGTTGTATCTTGACATAGTTTTTTATAAAATGTACGGGATCTTGTGCACACTTGCGTAGTTCAAAAACTTGTTCTGCTGTGAACTCGCTCTGAACACCAGCACGTTTAATCAGTGGATTCTTGGGCATTATTTTCTCCGGATGCACCCATTAAGTGACGTAGAATCTCATTTCTATCACCAACTATAAGATTTTGGTTTAGAGTTTTAGGACCTGTTCCTTTAATGGTGGCAACTTTAATTTTATCTTTATGTTGTTTCATTAAGGCACGTTCTTTGGTGGCATTTAATGCTGCCGTCAAAAATAGTGCAGCAACTTCTTTGCCACGTGCTGCATATTTTGGATCACCTACCTCAGAACTTGAAACTTGATCATCAAATGCTGCCATGGCAGCATCGTATACTTCTTGAAGTTGATCTTCAATCTCTTTATCCTTTTCATCATATTGGTCATTTGTGACCAATTTAGATGCACGTTGAGTTATTGGCAGCTGAGTTGTGCCGGATTGAATGCCCAACAAATCTTCAAGAGGGTGATTGATTGTGATTTCTGTTTTGGTTGCCATAATACCCATATTTAGTGGGATTTTTAGCGTTGTTACCTAAACAGTTGTTTTTCCGTAAGAATGCGAAATGTATATCCGTGCTTTTGACAATATAGTTGAGCACTTCGCCATTTCGCTAAATTAATGGCATGTGTTACACTTTCTAATAGTTGTTGTTTGGGTCGTTTACCACGTCTTGAAGGTGTGACTTGAGATGACGGCTTTACTTCCCATATCTCTTCTATAACTTCACCATTTTTGTTTTGATACATAACCCAATAATCAGGATAATACTTGTGTATTTTACCATCAGTGGGTTTGATATATGGAATGGCAATTTCTTCAGATGACCACCGTAATACGTTAGGATTATTGTCTAAAAACTTATGTGTGTTTAGTTCCCACGACGACATAAACCGCACTTTTGATATATCACCCCTATATTTTTCAGGATGTGTTAATTTATAATACCCTTGTTTATATGATCCAGCCATTATACCAATGAAGATAATGTTTTAGCTGTGTTTTGAACAACACCCACAGTTTGTTGTGCAGTATTAACAACACGACTTGCTGCACCAACAGCAGCACTTGCAGTTGATTGAGCATTACCAATTGTTTGTGCAACAGATCCTAAAACATTGCCAGCTAGCCCAGTAGCAGCACTTATCGTTGAATTAACAGCACCTATGGCTGAGCTTGCTGCCCCAACAACTCCAGACATTGCGTCGTTTATTGCACCCGTAATACCCTGACTGAAGTTTGTGATGTTATCTATAGCTGTAATACCCTTTGAAGCTGTGAATACACTATTAACGGGAATTGGTGAATCTGCTGATAGTGCATTTTGTGGGGCTTCTGCCAACTGATCTTGTGCAATAGGTGCAACATCTTGACTATTATCGCTTTTAGTTAATGTGCCATAATCATTGAATCGTATTGGATATAATCCACCACTTGTTAGTTCAGCAAGGTTAATATTATCACCACCAACTAACACACTCCAGCCTGGATCTATAAACAGCCCATCATATGCGAACCGCATTTCAAATTCTGTTCCATCACCTGATTCAAGCATTGTTAAATCACTCATTTCAAATTCCAGCACACGTGGATTATAGAAATTATAAATGTTCATTAACCTACCATAATCAAATATGTGATATAGGCGAATTCTTTGAATAACGCTTTTTGAATTATCTGCTAGAGCACCTAATGATGCTGAATGCCCATTGGTGAGAGGCCCCGTAGAATTAAACGTGGCTGCATGTGGTGCAGAAAGCCAATCCATGCTTTTTGTTTCATAATCATATGATTCAGGTGCATTCTGTTTAATGTTTGCAATTGGGCTCATTGCACGCATATATGCTGTATAAAAAAGATGCGCTGAGTTTTTATTATCATCATAGAATGCCATATTCATTGGTTCATAAACAGTTCTCTTTGCCACACGAGTTCTGAAGTTATACATATTGATATCTTCATATTCAAACTCAATGTTGGGGCGAGAACTAGTCTTAACAACGAACGCCATTTGGCGACCCATATCGTTCCAAGAACTATAAGCATCACTGAATAAGATATCAACAACAAATAGAAACTTAAATTTAGGTGCACGAGAAATTAGATCCATTGCATATGGAGATGCACCACAAAACTGAAAATCACGAGTACCAGATTGAGAGGATACACCACCACCAAATATGCCCTTGGCTAATGATTCTAGATTTTGGAGATCAGAAAAAATCTCTGGAATGTCAGATAATTTGAAATTCCCTTCCTTAATTCTACCAAACAAATCCTGTGCTTGTGCCCATGCTCTGTTTGCTACACTTGGATAAAAATTGCTAACAACATCAAAAGCAGCACCAAGCCCCAGAGTATCTAAAACAGCAGTTGCACCTTCATTAACAGCATCAACAGCGGTTCCAACAATTTTACCTAATGTTGAATTATATGTTTCTGTGCCTTCCCTGCCTGGAACAACACTTTGACCGACACGGATAGAATCAGCAACACTTGCTAATGTGCGTAGCCCCTCACCAACACCACCTAGATTAAGATCGTTGAGGATTTCTAAATCACCAATCTTTCCAAGTGTGTCAAGAAAGTCCTTCCTATCTTGTGATTCAGAGACAAGTTGAGATTGTGCTTTAGGACACGCAGAACTACTAACTGAGAATGTTTTACGGGGATCGTTTGCCATATGCGTATTTATATAAAGTTAACACGCAAAAAGGGGGGTGCATAGCACCCCCAAAATAACATCCTTGTTAACGACTTTCCTTGTCGTATTTCCCTTATCCAGTAGTGCGTCCAGCACCACCAGTCGCGACACCTTCACCAGCATTATAACCAGTGAGACTTTCTTGTCTTGCGTGGTCATAACGAATAGTAAGAGTGATTTGAACAGCTGCTGAGTCGGAATAATCAAGATCTGTATAATCTGCTGCTTGAATAAAGCAACCTTCAACTACCCACTTTTCAATAACTTGTTCCTTACCGTCCATCATATCAAGATATGTAACGAACTTGTATAGTGAACCTTCTTCGCCTTTGCCCAACCATGGACCTTCAGCACCAATTAACCATTGTTGCTTTTGAAGTTGTTCTTGAATGACTCTTGAGGCTGTACCAGTTACATCATCTTCAACGGTCACTGTCATGGCCTCAAATGTGTGCTTACCAGCAACAAAAGCTTTAGAATTGTAACGATGAAGCTCTACTTCTTCGAACGAAAGAGATGGTCTGGTAACTGAAACGGCCTGCATGCTGAGAGGTTGTGAATCAACACCCCCACCTAGGTTGGCGAATGTTACTCTCCAAAGATTTTTCAGCTTTGGTTGTAGGATACCCGTACCAATTCCAGGAATCCCAAAGTCGTTGATAGTTGCCATTTTCTAAATACTCCTGTATAATGTGCAAGTAATATATGTTCTTATCACTTTCTCGAGGGTATTTATACTAATGAGCCAAAATAACAGCGAAATTCAAGAGTTGTTAGATAAATGTAAAACGCTTAAAAGATTAGGATCAATTAAGAAACATCCGCAATATCCAGCACTGGTGGAGATGACATCTTTTTTACCCAGTACAGCACTGGTGTCTCAACGGCTATATCATATAACCAACCAAGTGCCATCAATCCCACTATGCGCTATATGTGGTACTAATCCGGTTTCTTGGCGAAAGGAAGGAGGTGGCTTTTATAGTAAAACATGTTCAAATAAATGTGCTACAGCAGACCCACAAAGAATGCAAGCGATACAGGCAACAAATTTAGAAAAATATGGAGTAAGTGTACCTATGCACGTACCTCATATTCGTCAAGAAATAAAGCAGAAATGGTTAGAAAAATATGGGGTAGATAATCCATCCAAAAACGAATCCATTAAACATAAAATAGGAAAAAGTAACAGACAGACAAGAAATAAGCATTTGAAAAAACAACAAGAAGTGCAACAAATGATTGCTGAAGGAATGACTCAGGTTGAAATAGGACAAGCATTAGGAATATCCCAACCAAGAGTATCAATTCTTTTATCTCTTTTAAATGTGAAAACGCAAAGAACTGGTGTCTCTAATGTGCATAAACAAATATTTGAATTCATTAGCACATTAACAAATAACGTGCTAATGAATACCAGAAAAATAATATCTCCTTATGAGTTAGATATTTATGTTCCACACTTACAGTTGGCATTTGAAATTGATGGGATTTATTGGCATAGTGAATTGGCTGGAAAGGATAAAAAATATCACCTTGATAAAAGTGATAAATGTGCTGCACATGGAATTAGACTTGTGCACATTTTTGATACGGAATGGATACACACCAAATTTATAGTGATGTCACGAATCCGCAATTTATTAAGTGGTGGAAGCAGAATTTTTGCACGCAAATGTCAAATACAACACATTTCATGTAGTGATGCTGACACCTTTATTGAACAAAATCACATTCAAGGAAGCCGCAAAGCGTCAATTAACTATGGGTTGTTTTATGAAAATGAATTGATTGCCGTTATGACATTTATGAAATCTACCACAAAATATGAGTACGAATTGGTTAGATTGTGTTCCAAAATTAATACGACAGTTGTGGGTGGTGCAAGTAAATTACTTTCTTGTTTTATTAATGATTACACACCCAATTCAATTTTATCATATGCTGATCGTAGATGGGGTACTGGAGGCGTATATAAAAGATTGGGTTTTACATATGATGGCAACACACCTCCCAACTATTGGTATTTTAATCGTGCAGGAAATACAACTATACTACATTCTCGCGTGTGTTTTCAAAAGCATAAATTAGCAAACAAATTAGAAATGTTTGATCCAAATCAAACCGAATGGGAGAATATGATCAATAATGGATATGATAGAGTTTGGGATTGTGGTAGTACTAGATGGATTTGGAGTTGAATTAATA